CTCTAAGTCCAATGAACAGTGTTCCAACCATATGGATGGTAATGACAACATTTATATACAGTTATTTATTCTTAAATGCATATGATATTTATAATAGAGCCGCGCCAAAATGGGCAGATCCAGTTTCATTAAATGGTCGTAAAACACGCTGCGCAATGAGTATGTTTATAATATCTGTTTTATTTGTGGTTACTATTATTGGTCGTTTAGCAATAACTCATGCTGAAACATTCCTTGGTCTAATAGTTGGAACTGGTATCGGTATAACAACGGGCTACATATGGTATACCTTTTTAAGAAATTGTGGAATGGGTCAGTTTGACGACATTTTTGGAATAACGAATCGCCTTCTTAGCAGAGAAGCAAGTGGCAATTCTGCCCCCAAAGTCTGTGTCCCAACTCCATATTCTGTGTCCCAACCACCCGCGCCCGCCCCAACTCTAAAGCCCATATAACTTCCGCAGCTTCTCAATATTTATAAGAACGCTCTTTGTAGCCATCATTTCCAAGGCTCCCTGTTCTATCCCTTTTGCAACCATTCTCTTTATAAGATCCAATGAACTCGCAAATTCAGATCTATCACTGTATATTTTCAAATCCTCTTTATTAAAAACGGATTTGTTACCTCTCGAATTTACATCGTTATGAAGATTCCAGAAAAAATCTGTAAGCCATGTATTACGTATAAGGCCTCTCATTACAACCAGTTCATTTAGATTATGTTTCTTAGTCCAGGCCTTATAATGTTGCGAACATAGCTGACACGGCATAATTATATTTAAATTTCTTATTAAGCCGATCCATATATGGGCCTCGTCATTCTCAAGTATTTTATCTGAAATTGAGCCAGACTTATCGGCAAATATATGCAGCATTTTCCACATTTCTGGCCCCCAGACTTCTCTTGATAATAGAGACATCTTGATTAATATTATGCTCCGTGCTTTATACTAAAAATTGATTAAATCATCGAGATCAAGTAAAATTACACCAACTATAAAACGATGAGTTTCAATTTCAACATTCCTCTGCCACTCCTTGAATCACTGCAAGTCTCCTTTGAAAAAGAGGGCAAAAAATTAGCAGAAACCGTCGCGAAAAGTCTCGGTCTCCCAACACAAGAAGTCATTAAGAAAGTTTTCAAGAAAACACAAATTACTGTCTACGACTGGGATGCTCCACCTACATGTGATGTTATGAAAAAAGATAAGTTGGTATATGTCTACTGCGGCAAACCATGTCTTCTAGGAACAACAAAGTGCATGATACACCAGAGAGAAATTAGCCAAGAACCGCCACAATGTAAAAAAGTGAGAAAATTGATCTTAGAAGACACTGTCCTATGGCTAGACGAAACGACTTCCAAAGTCTATTCTTCAGATGGAGAATACACTGGATGGTTCAAGAATAATGAATTATATCTTGCGAAATTTTAGGGGAAAAAAATTGTTTCTTTTTATTAAGCTAATCTATCATTATGGAATTAGAGGAAATATTGAATGAAATCATAAATAAGATTGAAATAGAATGCGCGCCGAAATTCTCTATTGGTATTAGATTTCCTACTTCTGGAAATAACAGAACAAAGAAAAAACCTGTAAAGGCCAAGAATGCAAATAAGAAAAAACAATATAAGCCTGCCAATATACAGACATCAGATAAAACGAATATTCAATTATTTACAGATAAAAGGAAACTTTTAATAGACTGCCCATATTTTGAACTTAAAACTGATCTACTAAACACAGAACCATTGAAAAGATTCGATATTATCAGAAAATACACAAATAGAAGAATTTTCCCAGAATCAAATAATTTTGAAAAAAGTCTTTCATTCAAGATTCCAAATATGTATGAAATAATTCTGGAATTTCTCAAAGAATATATAAAAAGGGAATCGAAATGTCGTTGGCAATTCAAGAAACTCATGAACTTCTGGATCTTTAAGAAATATTCCAAGAATGTATTTAATACAGAAGATCCTATAACATGCTGTATACCAGAAAAACCCTTATTATTATATTCTGTCAAACAAAAAGGTGCCTATATATTTGAACGCAGCTCATTAAAGAAGCATTTTGAGATGGCTCTTAAATTCAGTGAATATACAATTCCAAAGCCAATGAAACCAAAGAATCCCTTGACTAATTTATGTTTCAGCCTCACTGATCAGATTGCTATTATAGAAAAATTACGAGATAACAGCCAGACTTCTTGGATCTTAGAAGGCTACAGAAAATTCGGATATAAACTACGCAAATTTTCTGAAAATTTCAATACGATTCTTCGTTGTGAAATTATCAATGAATTCTGTAGAAATGCGCAATTAGAAGAATCCAAAGATCATTTTCTGGATTTTCTGGAATATATATTTGACATGTATAATATTGACAGTGGAACATATCGAATGAGAACTCTTAAATGGGCCATTTGTAACTTACATGATGACGACTTTGTCAAGAGTTGGCGCAAGATTTATAGAGATTATTATTATATGAAATATCAATATCCAACGGTAGATATTAACGATATGATATATGAAAATCTATTTCTTAAGATATCAGACAATCTTAAGAAACCCAATGAATATAGGAGACTTTCGCAAATACGTTTACTTAATGTTTTAGTTTGACCCGCCCAATCCATTTCTTTTTAATTGCTGGGCAATTATATCCTGTATAGATGATGTTAGCCGTGTAATTAAATTATCTTCCAATGTCTTATAATCGAAGTTCACAGTCTCCTTTGTATCATTTGCCTTCGGTGCAACAGCCGATTCTGATATAGAAGGATCTACTTTAGCAGGACTGTCATAGCCGAATTGTTTGTAATAAGCCTGCGTCATATCGGTATCATATGTCATATTATCGGATGAATCCAAGCCTCCAATCATTTTCTTATAAGTTTGAGCACCTTCACTCTGAAGGCCACTTGTATATCCACCACGCAAGGCCGATGATAGCCATGCTGGAACATTGCTACCAGCAGTATTGTAATTCAAACTACTATCTGTTGCCTTAGAAACCTGTATAGTCTGAGGCTTGCCCTGATTCATAGGAACATTGTCGCAGTTGTTTGCGAAAGATACGACATCATTACCGCTGCACTCGCGACCAGAAGGAAAACCGAAACGATCAGAAGCCACGCATGCCTGTTTATTTAGACACCATACGCAGCCACCAGCCTTAGAACAATCCTTGCAATTTGCTAAGGCACCGCATTGCTGCACATCAAAAAATGTTTCTTTTACATAAAAACTGCCGAATATAAGCACGGCAACAAATAGAAGTATCGGAATTAAGATATTCATATCGCCTCTCCTAATCCATACCGCCATAATCTTAAATTAAGATTATGGCTCTAATGCTAGAGCGATAAGATTATGATACTCCAATGATATAGGCCACTTTGTGGCCTTAGTCATTAGGAGTATCATAACTTAAGCACTAGTCGTTATGCACTATTAATTTATCAATACAAATATCATATTTTCGCCCTTCTACATTGATTGCATCAAGATCACTAAATACATTTTCGACCTTCATAGATCGCACCCATTTCATTAATATTGTGTCGGCCTTCCCATAAATATATTTATGGGTTTCTGGAACCCATAATGCCCACCATTGCATAAGAGGACATGAATCACGCCGCGATGGCGGTCTGCCATGGCTTTTTTCCCTTTCGCTAACTGACCATTCATCAGGAATATCGCAACCACCAAAGTATTTATCGTAGAATTCCTCTTTTTTAGTATCATCTAGCCATTCATTATCTTCACTAACGTAATCATCTAAAAGTCCAGCCCAAATAGGACTCGCTAGCAAGCTATACAGTGACGTATCATAAAGAACAGCGCTACTTTCCCATGACAAGCCGCGCCTAGTATTACCTAAATGTGCATCAAGGGGGACACTATATTTACGACTTTCTCTTATATTTGTTATATCATAGTTATATATATTGGCACCGATCTTAATTGGCAAGGGCTTTGGATTACCGCCCTTCATTCTGAACCAGAGTTCGGCACATTCTTCGCGTGTAGAAGGTTTCGCCCACCATTCTAGTGCTGGTTTCCGATATAGACTAGTATCCCATACCTCGTTTGAGGCGAAGGCGAGGCAATAGCACCGCCATAGAGTGCTATCTTGCCCTTTCAATTCACACCACAAGACCACAAGCGCATAACGTCCTTCGGGACTATTTTTATGAGTTTTCCATGAGAGCCAAAATGGCCAGCTTGATAATCCAACTCTCAAGAACCAAATATCAAAGATCGCCTTGCTTGCGATTTCATCTTCTGCACTGATTTCAAGTTCTTCAAGCCAGTAAAGACTTTCCTCAAGACGCTTCTTTTTTAAAGAGACCATAAATGCTCCAATAACTTCATCCAATTCATATAATCTTCTTGTAAGTGTCATTCTTAATGCTTCAATAAAGCATTAAGCGTTGTAATTAAAGTCAATTTTATATGCGATAATAGAAGGATATGGAGTATCAAAATGCGAATTTAATTGTTCCGAGGCTATGGCTCGGCAATAGACCTGCGAGTCAAGATGTCCAATGGTTAAAACAGAATAATATAACTGTCATTTTCAATTGCACTAAAGATATTCCATTTGCACCACTAAAAGTAAAGCTCTTTCGTGTTCCTGTGGATGATAACTTGCAGGACGATGAGATTCGTAATATGGGTCTGTGGTCCCCAGAAATTGTTATGAAACTTGTAAAAGAATATAATACAGGGGCTAATATATTGGTCCATTGCCACGCAGGTATGCAGAGATCTGCGGCGGTTGTGGCGATGTTCTTAATTGCCAAATACAGATGCACAACAGATGAGGCAATTGCTTATATAAAAAGGCGAAGACCGATCGCATTTCATAAGGCCGCAAATTTCGAAAGATCGATTCGTGAATTTGAGAAAATCTATCAGGATTATGCAATAAAATCGAATAATTCAAATCTTATTACGAAAATACCATTCCCGACAGATTTTATAAGTGGTATTTAGATGGCAAAGAGAAGTATCAAAAAACAGAAGGGTCGTGGCCAAGCTCAATCTATGCCATTGGCACCACAAACCCTAACACTTATAGATGTTATTAGATCAGATGAAGAAAATCCTGAAATAAAATCAGATAATATTCGTGATGCAATTGATCAGGGTTTCAATGTAAATGAAAGAGATCAAGATGGATCGAGTCCACTTATCGAGTTAATGATCAACACCAATCAAGATGGGATGGAATTTATGTATTACCAGGATCTTATACCAGAGCTTATTGGTAATGATATTAATTATATTGGACCAAATGGTTCTGCATTGCATAATGCCATACTCAATATTCAAGGGGATTATATGGAAACATTATTACAAAATGGTGCAAATATAAATTTAAGAAATAATAATGGTGAAACACCCTTGTTTATTGCATCAATAATTGGTAATGCTGAAGATGTAAGAAGACTTTTGATTCTTGGAGCGAATCCTAATATTCCAGATAATCAAGGACGTCTACCAATACAGGTGGCGTCACTTCGAGCCAACTTTGGAGCACATAATCGATTCTCTATAATAGGCTTTTTTTGCGATAGAGGTTTTGGTGTAGGCAGCCCAGAATGCCAGGAATATCAAGCATGGCTTGCTAATTTACCAATTGCTGATATTTATCGGTTACAACGAAGACATAATGGATTCGAAGGACCCCCTAATTTTGGTAATAATGCGATGAATAATGTACCGCAAATCGTAATACCAGATGTTTCACAAGGCCCCAAAACAGTTCCAAAAGAAAAAATGACAAACATCATTTCTTATGAAGACATTAAAAATGGGGATGAGATAATTGTAATACGCGAAGTAAACGGCTCAGAATTCTTCTATAAATTAAACACGGCGAGACAATGGTTTGCTACAAAGGACGCCGAGGGAAATCCAAAAACAAACCCTGGTTCTGGCTCGGTAATTCAAGGACAAGATCAAGTTACACGTTGGACTGCGAGAATTCAGAATGGTGGAAGAACAAAGAAGGCCAAGAAAGGCAAGAAGACTAAGACAAGGTCTAGATCCTAAATTAGGCTCTAGAGTCTTATAACGCATAGTGCGTTATAAGGTCCTCGCGCTAGGATCATCCGTCTTCGACCACTTAGGCATCCAATAATAAGGCACGGTCACTGAATCGAAACCCTTATAGTTCTTCTGGAATAGCCATCGATAATAATATGCCTCTGCCGTCTTCGGCGCTAGATGCGTATATTCATTCTTTTGCCAGGAGTGATCCTTCACAACAGCCTCCGCCTTTTCCTTGCAAATCTCATACCACGACTTATCCTTGCCACTGACGCCGTCACTAAAGGCCTCCTTCTTTCTATAAAGAACCTCCTCAGGAAGAAGTCGCGATTCAAGGAAGGCCTCGCGCAAGATCCATTTCTCCACACGCTCTGGGCTCGGTCTGCGAATCTGTGAACTAAGAGAACGCGCAACAGCGACAAATTGCTTGTCTAAGAATGGCGTGCGAGCCTCTAAGCCGTGGCTACTAATTGATCGGTCACTGCGAAGAACATCGAAATAGTGAATATCCTTGAGAAGACGCGCCGACTCCGCCTCAAAAGCCTCGTCAGAAGGCGCGTTATAGAAATACTTATATGAGCCAAATACCTCATCAGAACCATCGCCATTAAATACGACCTTACAATCGCTCTTCTCGGCGATAAACTTCGATACTAGCCAGTTGCCGACAGATGCACGCACGGTTGTAATATCATAGCTCTCAATATCCTTAATAACATCAGGAACAGCATCAAAGAACTCATCAGGCGTCATGACAATTTCGTGATGCTCAGACTTAATATAGTCGGCCACAAGACGAGCACAGCGCAGATCCTCGCTCCCTTCGAACCCAATACTGAAAGTCTTTAGAGGGGCAGCACCAGCCTCCTTGAGATATCTCTGAACAAGAGCCGCAATCAAACTACTGTCCAAGCCGCCAGAAAGAAGTGCGGCAACAGGCCGATCAGTCATCATGCGCTTCTTCACGGCAGACTCGAGCGCCGTCTTAACTGAAAGCATAGAATAAAGCGAAGTCTCGCAAATAGGATTCTTTAGCCAGGGCACCATGTGATAGGGCTCAAATCCAGTTCGGCCAAGGGTCGTCATGTTATATGCAGCACAGTGGCCAGGAGGGAAGACCTCGATGTGGTTGCACATAAGAAGGGCCTTCATCTCAGAAGCGAAATATAGGCCGACAATTGGAAGCATGTTGCCAGCTCCATCTTGGATATATGACTTCGCTTGATCGGTCACAGTTACGGCAGGTCCGAACTTGTAGCCAACAAAGAGGGGACGAACTCCATATGGATCCCGCGCAACGTATACGTGGTCAGATGCACTATCTGCGATAATGATCGAGAAGACACCATCGAGGCTCTGGAAGAAAGAAGCACCACTTCCTACGCTGGCGAACTTCTCCCAGAGTTCACCGAGAACCTCGCAATCTGAACCAGAATTATTGTCGACATTATATTTTTTAGCCAATGAACGCCAGTTATATATCTCGCCGTTACACATATAGGTCACTGAACCGAAATTCATGGGCTGCATTCCTTCCTCGTTAAGACCGTTGATCGCCAGGCGTGTGAAGCCGAAGGTATGCTTATAGGTTGACTTAACAAGTGTCTTCTCAGGTCCGCGATTCTTAAGCTTGTTTGTCCAGAACTCGGCGGATTCGTCTGCAGGCTGCTCGCCGAATCTTGCCCAAATACCACACATCTTATATTTATAGGATCACTACTATTTAGACCGTTGTCACAAAGTTTCAATTTTTTCTCCTGTATTAATAAGAATGGACGCAAGTGACGTTATCCGACGAAGACAACAACTCGCCCAATATATTGGTTTCAAGGTTGTTCAATCTATTGCGCAACCAACTGTGCCATTTAGCACACCTTGCACCTTCGATGCCAGCACAGTAATCCATAATTTCACAACTTTTGATGCATACAATAATATTAGACAAGGTCTCTTGTATTCGGTATCATCTTGCACATAAAATTATTTTAATTTTATAGTGTCAAGAATGTTCATAAAGAATGCACATAAAGAATAGAAACCGCTATAACTCATATGACAACAAAGCCTCAAAAGTCCTATGCAGATAAAGTAAAAGAATCAGTCCATCTTCTAAAGCAGCTCCACGAAATGAAAATAACACCAATAGATATTGGTTATGCAGAACTAAAGGGACATATGAATAAGTGGCTAAAGAATGAGGAATTCGAGGGATATGTTGATTTCCCCCAACATTACAGACGTGCTCATCTCATTCTTTCAAACCTGGATTCTAAGACGGCAAATATCCATTTAAAACATCATGAATTTTCTAAGTCTAGTTCTTAACCTTATCGCTCTAGCCATCACTGCGTAGAAGAGTAGAGTGCCTAAATTATACACTCTATGGTAAGAAAGAATGAAATTAGTTGCATATAAATTACACAGCTCACATCATAAGAATAAAATAGCATTCAAGCAATTATGCGATGATATGAGACATGAATATAAGGAAATAGAAAATATAGAAGAATTACCAGAAGATACAGATTTAATCTGGAGTCCCTTGGCAATGATACATCCTGATTCTATTCCTAAAAAGACAAAAATACTTTTTGGACCACAATTCTTCATTGTTCCAGATCCAAGACATCCACTATTTTATTTTGATCTTGAGGGCAAGGCTGTATATAATTGTTTAAGTGAATGGGTCAAGGATCTTTATGGGGAATTTATACAAGGCCAGCGTATTCCCTTTGCCCCCTGTCCATTTCCTGTAGATACAAAAACCTTTAGTCCAAAAGAGCAAGATAAAGAAATCGATGTTCTCATTTATTTCAAACAACGCGACAGCAAAATTCTAGAAGATTTAAAAACAATTATATCAGAACTCCCAATAACAAGTCGTTTTATTAAATATGGTGAATATAAGGAGTCAGATTATATTGATTTCCTAAACAAGTCAAAGATCGTCCTATGGGCAGGTCGTCATGAATCACAGGGTTTCGCCTTCCAAGAAGCTCTTTCAATGAACAAGCCCATTCTTTGCTACGATGTGAAGAGCATGTTCGAAGAATTTGGATCGAATAATGACAAACAGTTTTGTTGTTATGAAGAACACCGTGGAAAGAAAAATATGTTTGCCACGGCGGCCACCTCGTGGTCGGCAGAATGTGGAGAAAAGACTCACAATATGAATGAGATTCCAGATCTCATTATTAAAATGCTCGATTCACTAGACTCTTATAAGCCTCGTGAATTCGTTCTCAAGAATCTATCTTCTGAAGCCTGTTGGAAGAAATGGTCTGCTGCACTTGGCCTCTAGGTCTTTAAGATTAAAATTAGAGATTTCAATGTTAAGCGCCTAGAAACCAAATAGCAAGCCAGCGCGCCCACCATAAACTTTTAAGATATTATATGTTTCAACATACATTAATATGTTATAAGTGGGATAGACATTCTCGGTCAATTCTAAACTACGAAATTCCAAAAACAGATTGATCTTCTGTATCTTGTCCAAATTCGCCTCACCAAGAGGAATACTCGCAGGATTATGCCCACCTTGGACGCCAAACGGCAGACAGTAATAATATTTATTTATGAGTGGACTCTTTGTAAGTTCTAGGCTCGGTATTATACTTCTAAAAAGTGCCATATTCTCCGTGCTAAAGCGAGTGAACTGGCCCTCATAAGAGAGTGATAGGCTCTGTAATGGTTCTGAATCACGTCGTGTGAATGCTGGTATAAGTTCGTGGTAGTTCTCCATATTGAGACCACTGCAATCTGGCCACCAAGGCCGAACGAGTGTGTCATAATCACCCAGATCTCTTGTCGCCAAGAAATATGAATTGAAACTTGCACACTCAGATCTCTGCGCAAAGAAAAATATATTTTTGGTTGGATTCGGTATTCTCATAGGGATCTGAATAGTCGGCTGACCCTTCGTCGTCACTTTATCAAGAATATAATGCTGTATAACAGGCATTGTGAATTCGGCTTGACGAAATCTATTCGCCTCTGGCTTGTCAAGAGTTATATATTCCACCATCAAATATGTATCACCAAGAAGATATGTTGAGGGCATTGTTTGACCAGGTATCGGCGAAAGTGTGGCGTTGGGTTGATAAGGATTTATCGCAGGTATAGGTTTTCCATTAGAATCAAACCTGTAAAATACTGAACCGTTAATATTAACAAGTTTCGACGGAACACCATTATTACAATCAAAAACAGGTACATTTGTAGTAGTCACATCTAGACGCGAGGCAGTCGTATAAAGATCACCAACATCTCTAAAATTAATAGTAATACGGACATCGTCTGTATATAGGCCATCGACTGGCAAGGGGACACCGAGATCGCCACGACTGAACCAGAAGGGTAATGGAACAACCACTTTCTCGAATTGATTTTTCCATCCGAAACTGCGTTCATTGAAGCCATTCGCCTTTCGCAAGATCATATTATTGATATTCTCGACCTTCTCGAGGGGAGTGTAGAATTCGTCGATCATTTCTAGAAGCTGGCCGTCCAACTGCTCAACACGGGCTCCGCCGATATCCAGAGTAATATTATTTATAAGTGCATGACCAAGAGAATTTGTCCAGCCAAATACTGGACCGGCGAAATCTGCGCCACCAGCCGCTTGTGCAGCGAGCTGAGGTGTTCTTATATCAGGCATAGTTGCAACAAGATATATTCTTGATATAAGATGGCCCTTTCTAGGAAGTGTTACAACAAATGTGTTTCCAAAGGTCGGCTTCGTATTAAAATCGACGCGTTGCCATTGTGTCGTAAAGCGGCCGTTTTTCATAAGAACATATTTGAATTGTCGAGTTTCAATACGTGTTCCTACGAGTCGAACATCTTGAAATCCGCTATGTAGAAGACGAAGTAGACTCGCCACCATCCTATAGAAAACAAGTATTTAGCTCTAAGCCTTGGTCTTAGTTTTAGTGCGATAAATTAATAATTCTTTTTTGTAAGATCACATTGTTGTCTTACAAAAAAGAATTATTAATTTAAGCACTAATACTCTAGCTGCTAAACACCTTGCTCGCGATTCCATTCTGGAAACGGACCCAGTTGATGCCGATTACAAAAACGATGACTTCCCACTCGAGATCCTGCGTGCCACCAGGCGGCGAAATACGAAGGCGAAGACGGACATCACTTGCCCTACTCGCGTTGAACCAGCCACTCGGATCATGAGAACCAGGCTTCATCGCAAAATTGTATCCATATATATTCGCCAAATAAGAGACAATGCCACCCTTATGCGCCGCATTTATCGTCCTTTTGAAAAAGTCTTCTGATCCAGTTATAATATCTGTGCCATCTATTTGAATAGCCGCGTCTTTAAGAAGACTTCCTATTGGTGAAAAGACCGGGTGATACTCTCTCTCAAGCGTGCTCGTGTAATTCGTCCATTCGTTGTTTCCACTGACGGCCTTTCGCCTTACAATCCATATAATCTCCTCAATAGGTCCATTGCATTCTAGAGGAAGAGTCACTTGGATCGTATCCTTTCCAGAAACTACAAGCTTATACTTTGCAGGTTCGTCGTATTTGAATGTCTGAACATCGCGATAGATTCTGTCGAAAGGGTTGTGAAGAAGTGCTTGGCGATACTTGCCGTCCAAGATGCAGCCATAGGTCAAAAGTTGCACGGACTTGAAATCAGGTATCTTATCGCTCGTTGTGAAAGTTTCTTCCTGATAATAAGGATACGTCTTATTAATAAATACGAAGGTCTTTCCAAGAGGAGTATCGTCTAAATTAAGCCGATTAAGAGAATTACTTCTGACACATTCTGAGAATGGCCTCAATGTCAGACTAATACGGAGAGCTCCATCTTTTACAGACATAAGAGGGAAGGTCGCGCGCAGTTTTTCCCGTTGGAAGCTGAAGGGGAGAATACACGTTATCCAGCCGTCCTCTGTGGGATACATGCGTGTAATATCCGAATTTATGAGGCCTTTTATACCAGCTTGGCCGTATGCATCTGCTGCAGCGCCATATTGCGCATTTAATCCAGGATAAAGGAGGCTGTATACATTGGCGAAATCGCCAGAGACCTTTTCGACTGTATGATCCTCTAATAAGAACTCAGCATCCTTTATAAGTATTGTTCCTAGACTATTTGCATAGAACCAGACTTGCGAGGGATCTTTGAAGACCCATTTCTTTTTCTTGATGTTTTCGACGATTGTTGGAGGGAACCAGTGGTCGAGTTTAATTTGGAGGGCGACTGAAAAAAGTAGGTCGCAGGGTTTATAATTGCCGATGTCGAACTGGAGTTTGCCGTTCCAGGTTCCAGTGCCCTTGTAGGCGAATTCTTGAATAACGGTTGTGAAGGGGAGAGTTCTGCGGCTGGAATCGCGAGCAAACCACGAGGTATTCGTGTCGAGTGGAAATAGGAAATCGTCTTGGTTGTCGCGATCACAGACATCGAGAATTGTGGTCTGGTCGCCAATTGGTTTTTCACATATTTGAATATTGCCCTTGCTCATCCTATAAGTGTGTAAAGACAATCTTTAATCTGTCTAGAAACAACATCTAAAGTCGGTAGGGTTTCTAATAATATAATGGCGACTACTTATGATATATATTTCCATACAATATCAAAAGAAGAGTATTCATCGCCATATGTGCGCGACAGTGATTCAGTAATATATGAGTGTGATGGCAAGGAAGGTTCTCTTGCTTTCGATGGATATTATTATATTGAGAATGGCCCACCGCCTTACCCAGAGGATTCTGATCCCACCTTGAAGCCGTGGGAAAAGCCGCGCCGCTATTCTGAGTGGTTGCCGAAAAAGGTTTCAATGAGTCTTACACTCAGAGAAACGGAGCCATATAAGACAGAAAAGATTGAAGAAGGAGGAATTCGTTGCTATTATAAGGAGCTTCAAAAGGTTTATTATATAATTGAGATATATAAAAAGGAGGTCTATGATTCTACAGATGTCATTAGTGAGATTGAAGATGATGGGGAGCCGATGAATGTCTGCTTTTTTCCAACGAATAAGATGAAGATCTGGTTCAGGGTCATTGAAGATCTTGATGGGGATAAATGTTCAACCGAGCATTCTAAAAATATTGTTGAGACCTAAATAAATATCATTAAATAAACATAGAATGGTGTGTTATAAAAAGGTGCGTGTAGAGACTCGTGAATTACAGAGGCCTGATGTTTTAAGCGAGTTTATTAACGAGGGATTTCAATACATGACTCGTCTCTTTCCCAATAGTCCATCTAAGTTTCCAACAATTGGCTGCCTCGTCGAACTATCTCATTATAGACAGCGAGGCTCTATCTTAATCAGATCAACTGAGGGCAAGAAACTTATTAAGAGAATCTCATTTTTTTGATTTGCGGCTTTTGCGAGTTTGAGCTTTTAACTGTATTTCACGAGCCTTTGCCCTCGCTCGTTGCGCACGTCTCCTACGAGTCTTCCTACTCCCTGTTCCAGGGGTGCTAGTATTGATTGCAGATAGTGGATTATTTCCAAGAATGTTTTCATTAACCAAATGAGCTTTATAAACTTTAAAATTATTATTTCTTAGTGCTCTTCTACTGTAAGGATTTAAGCGTAATCCACGAATATATGGAGTATTTTTCAAATAAGAATTATGATTATACTCTGTCCTTGTATTATTTCTTGGGAAA